GTATTTAATAGTCTTATAGATGCTGCAGTTGCTTCTTACAAAGAGGGCAAAAAGAATACCCCTTGGGACATCTTGGAGATTCAATTAAAGAATGCCCCTAAGACCAGTGATACGGCTATAACCTATACCTCATACGACAAGATTTCCTCTGATGCAATATTGAGTAATGCTGCCAAGCAACTAGGTTTTTCACAAGGTTCATTTGCTCAATTTGGGGAACAAGACCTTGCTGACTTTTATGAGAAACTAACAGAAGCAGCCAAGGCTGGTGGCAAACAAACCCAAGTTAAAATTCTTCCAGATGGAACTCAAGAGACAGTTATTAGCGGCACAACCTTTGATGCGAACTCTTTTGCTAGAAACTATCTATGGTCTAAGGTAAACATTGGCGACGTTAAGACGCTGCCTTCTTCGGTCATAAATCAGATTGATGCCTTAAGAAGTATACTTAAGTCTAATGGCTTAGGATATTTGAGTGATAAAGAAATTGCTAACTATGCGGTTCAATTAAGTAAAGGCGAAGTTGATTTAACTAGCCTACAGAAAGACTTTAATGCTAAGGCTGCTGAACTTTATCCACTATTTGCTGAACGCCTTAGGGCAAATCCAAATCTTACTGTTAAAGACTTAGTTCAACCATACGTAAACCTAATGGCTAAATGGTGGGAGATAGACCCATCTACAGTTGAATTAGATGACCCAGACCTAGATAAGTTTATTCGTCCAGACGGCACAGCGGGCAAAGTTCCAATGGGAAATCTTTCTGATTTTACTAACTATCTTAAGAACCATCCAAATGCTGAAAAGACATCTTGGGCTAATGATTCTGCACGTGACCTGGCTACAGGTTTTGGTCGTATTTCTGGATTTGGAGTATAAATGGCACAAGATGAAGATATCCGCAGAGCAAGAGCACAACGAGAAAGAATTAAAGCAGCAGCCGATGCAAAGGCTGAGGCAGAAGCCAAGGCAAAGGCTAAGGCAGCAGCCAAGGCAGAAGCCAAAGTTCCACCTAATCCTAATGCCTTGGCTGATTTGCAGGCTGGCATTGCTGAGTCTAAAGAACAAGTCAATAAAAAAAACTTAGAGATAGCAACTATTGCTTTAGAGCAAGCATATACTGCTGGTGTTGACCCAAAAAATTTAACTGCTGCTAATTTTGATGCTTTTGCTAACGCAACAACTAAGGCTAATGTTGCCGCAGCAGGAGTTAATCCGACAGAAAATTATACTGGTAGAGGACTGTCTAACGACCCATTGAAATTAAATGGTGTTCTATTTACTGGAACACGTAATAATATAGAATATAAAGATGGCGTTGTTAAAAATGCGTCCCGTGCTGATATTCTTGAAGCAGATAGAAATGCAGCAGAGGCGTTTGAAGCCTCTAATAGAGCAAAAATAAGCCCACTCTTTAATCCTAAAATACGCCCAGCAGGAAAAATAGATAAAGATATGATTATTTATTGGTCTTGGGTAGGTGGCAGAACAAGCGGTAAATGGCAAACATATCGCGCTACCGCAACTCAAGACAATTTAGAAAAATATGGCTCTCGTGTATTTGGAGGAGAAACTCAAGCAACTTTTGATTCTATCCAAGGCGTAAATGCTTTAGTTAAACAACCATTACCATTTTTTGTAGATGCTCCTGATGGAAAAAGTAAACGGTTTATTGGATATCAATTAGATGGGACAGCATTTACGGGTAAGGGTTTCTCTACGGCGGAAGAGGCTTTGGCTAATACGCCTACTGATACCGACACTTTTTATTCTGATGGTTCTACTGGTACTGGTATTGGTACTGGTATTGGAACTGGCACTGGTACTGGTGGTACTGGTGGAAGTGGGAGTGGTTTTCCTACAGGCCCAAGCCTAGCCAGAGATACATTTAAAAATACTTTAGCATTATTTTTTGGAGCCACCGAAGCCAGTAAGCCTTGGGCAGACGCTCTTTACGGTGCAGTAACAAAGTTTTACAGAACTGGTTCATCAGTAGATGAATCTTTTAACTTAGCCTTACTTGATGCTAGAAACAACCCAGCCTTAAAACCATTTACTGACAGATTTAAAGGCATCTATGCCCTTCAAGATTTAAAGGTTAGCGGTAAACCAGTGCTTGTTCCAACCATTGCTGAGTATGTTGTATCTCAGGCAAAAATGGCAGATGTTTTAAAAGAAGCAAATCTTGGGAGTATTGCAACAGAAGAGTTTACAACTGAACTTATTAGCAAAGGCAACTCAGTTACTACTATTGCTGACAAGATAGCCAAAGCATATCTTCGTATTGATATGGCTCCTAAGGCTATTAAAGATACTTTGAGCCGTTACTTTCCAACTGTTGACAGAACTACTCTTGCTAAGACTTTACTTCTCGGCGAAAAGGGTGTCAATCAACTTGTTGATGAACTTGAGCAATATGAAGTTCTCGCCGCTGCAGAGCAACAAGGACTTGGAGCAATTAACCGAGCAGGCGGAGTAACTGAAGAGCGAGCAAAAGAATATGCTCGTACTGGTGGAACTTTCTCATCATTACTACCTAAGTTTGGACAAATAGCAACAGCACTACCTACGACAACAAAACTATCTCAAATTTCTAAAGTTGAAGATGTTGGTCAAGTAGGTTTAGAAAAGGCTATTATTAGTCAATCTGCAAAAGAACTTGAAAAATTACAAGAGTTGACCGAACAAGAAGAAGCCAGATTTAGAAGCAAAGCAGGACGAGCAGAACTCGGACTTGCATCACAGCGCAGAGCAAATCGCGCTTTTTAAATAGAATCCTGAGCGGACCTATCGGCCCCGCCAGAGTAACAGACCGATAGCAAGAGCCAACCCACAGTCCCCGCGTGGTCATTGAGGCTTGCGACTAACAACGAATAGAAGGGTGGTTGCTATGAGCAACAACTACTGGGAAGACGAAGAAGACGAACTAGATACCAACGATGGCCTAGATGGAAATGACTTAGTCAAAAAACTAAGGAAAGCCAAAAGGTCAGATGAGAAACGTATCAAGGAACTTTCTGAACAACTTGAGGGATTCCTCAAAGATAAGAAAGAATCAACCGTCCGTCAGGTCCTAGAAAAGAAGGGCGTAAACCTAAAGGCTGCACGTTTAATTATGAAAGACTTGGAAGAAATTAACGAAGAGACAGTTACTAACTGGCTTGGAGATAATGCCGACCTATTCGGAATTAAAATGTCAGATGCCCCCGAAATAGACAGGAACAACCTTGCTGCATTACGCAATCAAGATGTTCTTACTCAGGGAGCGGTTACTCCCGACAAAACGCAAGATGTTGAATCGCGTCTAGATAACGCATCCTCTACCGAGGAGATTCTAAGTCTCTTGCGTTCACAACAATAATCCGTTCATAGTCAAGGAGACTAAAACTAATGTCACAATTTACATCAACCGCGAGCACATCTCTCGGTGGTACAGTTGGTGGCGCAGGTCTCGTACAGAAGGCGTATGACCGTCTTCTCGAGTTCGCTCTCCGTTCAGAACCACTACTTCGTTCTGTCGCAGATAAGCGTCCTGCCCGTCAAGCAATCCCAGGTTCAACTGTAGTGCTACAGCGCTATGTTGACTTGGATGCAAAAACTTCAACACTAACAGAGACAACTGACCCAGATGCAGTTGCTCTAACAACCCCGACATCAGTAACCATTACTCTTAACGAGTATGGTAATGCTGTCCTAGTAACCCGCGCTCTTGAGTTATTCTCACTAGCAGACGTAGACCCAGCAATTGCAAATATCATTGCATACAACCTTGCTGATTCTATTGACAAGGTTGTTTCAACAACTCTTATCGGCGGAACTAACGTAATTTATGGTGGTAGCACTGCTACAAGCACCGCAACAATTACTGCAGCCGCAACAATTGATTCAGCAGACATCCGCAAGGCTGTCGCTAAACTCCGTGCTAATAAGGCCAAGGCTCGCCGTGGTTCTTACTACTGGTGCGGTATCCACCCAGAAGTTTCCCACGACCTGCGTGCAGAGTCTGGAAACCTAGGCTGGAACTTCGCTCACATCAACTCTGACCCAGCCGTTAATAACGTATGGGCAGGAGAAATTGGCGATTACGAAGGAGCATTCTTTGTTGAGTCTTCTCGTTTGCCAAATGCTAAAGATGGCGCAGACCAGGCTACTCTTGCCACAACCGCAGTAACCGTTGCAGGTACATCAGCAGGCTTCACCTTTGGTGTTGCTTCTTCTGCTGTAATTGCAACCCGCGCTGAGGTTGGCGACAAGATTTCTGGAACTGGCATTGCATCTACTGCAAAGATTACTGCTATCAGCACTTCAGGTTCAACAACTACATTCACTGTAGATGTTGCTAACACTGCTGCAGTTACCGCTACAACAACTGTAACTGTAACTCCAGTAACACGCGTATTTGATACTATCCTCTGCGGACAGCAAGCACTTGCTGAGGCTGTTGCAGAAGAGCCACACATTGTTATCGGAAACGTAACCGATAAGTTGATGCGCTTCCGCCCAATGGGTTGGTACGGCGTACTCGGCTTTGCACGTTATCGTGAAGAAGCACTGTATCGTATTGAATCAGGCTCCTCAATCGCTGCTCTCTAGTTGATTGACTCTGAGGGGTAGGCCTAGAAATCTACCCCTTCGGGGTGAGTTCATTAGGAGGACTTATGACTGAATATATTTTTACAACCCCTGTGGTTGAAGAAGGCCCAGCAGGTCAAGCCCGCCTATTCTACTTTTATAAACTTGACAGGGGTATTACAATAGTACTAAAGCCTACGGGTGGGTACGCACAGATTCGCTACCCAGTTGATGGTGACTTGTCAGCATATCCTGCAGTATATGCAGGTGGCTATAATCACACAGTAGATGATGCTACTAAGGCAGCACTAATTGCTGGCGGTGTAGGTGTCACAGAGGATAACTTTACAGCAATATGAAACATTGGGAACATCACCCTGAGCCAGTTGAAGGATGCTTTGGTTGCAAGGGTTTGAGTATACAGATGAACGCTGGCGATGCAGATAGTCGTAGAACTATTCCAAATAAAAAGTTCAATAAAGAATTGGATGCCTACAAAGAGGCGAGAGCCCAAGGTATCCAGCCCGCTGGAACTTCTATGAAGAAGATTCAAGAGGCAGTAAAGGCTAGTGAGATACTGGGTAAACCTTATGACTCTAGCAAAATGGCACCAACAAAACATATAAACAAACAATCAGCAGCAGTACTTAATCAACTAGGAGCATAAAATGCCAATGGTAAATGGAAAAGAATTTTCATACGGTAAAAAAGGTATGGCTATGGCAAAGAAAGAAGCCAAGAAGTCAGGTAAGAAAATGGTTATGAAGGCTGGAGCCAAGAAGATGGCTATGAAAAAAATGGGTAAGAAGAAGTAGTCAATCTAACTATAGAAAGTAAAACAATGAACGAGCAAGAATATGAGAATAGAAAATCGTGGCTTATAGACACGGCAGAAACGCCTAAAGATAGAAAGAATCTTCCAAAAGAATTGGCTGACCTTAAGAAACTTTATAAGGCTAGTAGAAAAGCAGGCGGAATAGATAACTCTAATGCTAAGGCTCACGTTGCTGAACTCTATAGAAACACAAGGTCAATCAAATATAAACCGAACACCAAACTTGGTGGACGCGAGATGGACCCTACAAAGATTCCAGGTTTTAAATTTGGAGGAGGAACAGAGTAATGGCAAAGAAAACAGGTAAGGCTAATCTTGGTCCTGAGATGGCTAAGAAAGCATATGAGGCAAAACTATCTGCGCGAGTTCCTTATAGCCCTGAGTGGGATGGTAAGCCTATGAGACAAAAAGAAACTTTTGATAGCACAAGAGTTCAAAGAGTACCAGGTAAAACTGTAATTGGTTCTCTTGCTAAAGGTGTAGCCAGTGGTGGAGTAGCAGGTTTGGCTTTAGGTGCAGTTGCTGCATATAAAGCAGAACTTAAGGCAGCAGCCGAAGCCAAGAAAAAGAAAAATCGGATGAACTAAATAATGTCATCAGGACAATTGAAACCGCACTACGGTTTTAACTCTGTGCAAATCAGAGATGGATATGTGGTGCGGTTAAACAAGAATGGAACAGTAAGAGCAGTACTAGGAAAGTATGGGGAATATGGCAAGCAAAGCAGACCCAAGGCTTAAGAGGGCAGGCGTAGCAGGGTTTAATAAACCTAAGCGCACCCCTGGACATCCTAAGAAGTCACACATTGTAGTGGCTAAACAAGGCAGCCAAGTCAAGACTATTCGTTTCGGCGAACAAGGTGCTGAGACTGCAGGCAAACCTAAGGCTGGAGAGTCTGAAAGAATGAAGAACAAGCGTGCATCTTTCAAAGCACGCCATAGCAAGAACATTGCCAAAGGTAAACTAAGTGCTGCCTATTGGGCAGATAAGGTGAAGTGGTGAAGAAGAAAGCAAAGCCTAAGGCTAAATCTAAAGTCAATGAGGCTGGTAACTACACTAAGCCTGGTATGCGTAAAGCACTATTCAATAAAATTAAAGCAGGCTCCAAGGGTGGAGACCCAGGAGAATGGTCTGCTCGTAAGGCACAGTTACTTGCTGTGCAATACAAGAAGGCAGGCGGAGGATACAAATAGTGGCACTGGCTAAATCACAAAAGTCTTTAAAGAGTTGGACTAAACAGAAGTGGAAAACTTCTGATGGCAAACCTTCTAAGGGTAAGAAGAGATATCTACCTGAAGCAGCGTGGGCTAATCTAACTCCTGCTGAGAAGGCTGCTACTAATAGAGCAAAAGCCCAAGGTAATAAAAAGGGCAAACAATTTGTTAAACAACCAAAATCGATAGCAAAGAAAACGGCTGGGTATAGATAATGGCAACAGGCACAGCAGGTAGTTCATTCACAAGCGAACTTAATCGCTTAGCAAATAGTGGGACATATCCAGCATTGAGTTCATATCTGACTGCTACTGCTGCTGCTAATGGGTACGCAGGGACAACAGGTAAGACACTCATTGGAGCACTTAATCTAGAGGCTGATGCTAATCGCCAACCTAATGACTTTAAGGCTTTGGGCGGTATATGTAATGAACTTGCTGGAACTACTAATCTTTCACCTATGGAAGCCTTAAGGAGTATTGACGTATGACAACACTTGCAGAAATGATTGATGAAGTTCTTATCAATCTTTCAGGCTATACCTATCAACAAGACAGAAGCACATACCTTACTGCTGCAGTCACAACATTAACTTCCCCTAGTTCTTCGCCAACAATCTTGAGCCTCGGCTCCACTGATTCAGTAGGTAAAGGTGTCCTAGAGGTAGGCGAAGAGTTGATGTGGGTTGACTCATTTGACCGTATTGCTAATACAGCAACTGTTGCGCCCTATGGGCGTGGCTATCTAGGTACTACTGCCTCAACTGCTGCCGTAGATACCAAGGTAACAATCTCTCCTATATTTCCTAGATATGTAATTAAGAAGGCTATCAACGATACTATCCGAGCAGTCGGAACTCAATTGATGGTTGTAAAGCAAACTACTTTTACCTTTAACGCAGCCCAAAATACTTATGACTTAAGTAACCTTAATATTGAATCTATCCTTACTGTTATGTGGCAAGACATTGGGCCATCTTTGGAATGGATTAGAGTCAATCGTTATGACTTTGACCCCTTAGCAGAGGCAACTTACTGGGGTGAGGGCAGTCAAACAATTAGCATTTATGATTATATTACCTCTGGTCGTACAGTAAAACTTATGTACGTTACCCAACCTACAGCATTCACATCTAACAGCCAAACTTTTACAACCCAGACAGGATATCCCGAATCAGCAAGAGACTTAATAATTTTAGGTGCAGCGTATAGACTACTTGCTTATCTTGACCCAGCACGTGCGTCTCAGATTAGCCCACAGGCTGATGAGATTGACGCCAAGCGTCCGTTCGGTTCATCTAATAATGCTACTCG